TAATTTAACTTCAAATACACTTACTGGAACAAAAGCACAATTTAATACTGCAATGTCAGATGCAGATTTTGCTACACTTGCAGGAACCGAAACTCTTACAAATAAAACTTTAACAACTCCAGTAATTTCATCTATTACTAATGGTGCTGCCACACTTACTTTACCAACAAGCACAGGCACAGTAGCACTAACAACTGATATTACATCAGCAGTTAATAATTTAGTTGATGCAGCACCAGGAGCATTAAACACACTTAATGAGCTTGCTGCAGCTTTAGGTGATGATGAAAATTATGCTGCAACTATGACAACATCACTTGGAATTATTATTCAAAGCGGTATTGATCACGCAACATCTGGAACAAACGTACACGGAATTGCAGATACATCAGCACTTGCAACTAATACCAGCGTAGCAACAGCTGTCGGAAATGCGGTATCAACTCACAATTCAGACACAACAGTTGTACACGGAATTGCAGACACAGCTGATTTGATGTTAAAATCTGGTTCATCTATGACTGGAGCTTTAACATTAAATGGTGCTCCTACATATGATTTACAAGCATCTACTAAAAAATACGTAGATGATACTAAAAATACTCACGCAGCAGTAACAACAAGCGTTCACGGAATTGCAGATACTTCACTTTTGGCGACTACAGCAAATGTAGCAACAGCTAAATCAGAAGCAATTGCAGCCGTGACAGTAACTTCTTTAGGCCTTCAAAATGTAAACAACACTTCAGATGTTAATAAGCCAGTTTCAACTGCTACACAAACAGCGCTTGATTTAAAGGCCCCGTTAGCATCACCAGCACTTACTGGTACACCAACTGCTCCAACAGCAGCAGCAGCAACTAATACCACACAAATTGCAACAACCGCCTATGTTCGTGGAGAAATATCAGCACTTGTCAATAGCGCAACTTCAACTCTAGACACTCTTGGAGAAATTGCAACTGCTCTTGGAAATGATGCAAATCTATCTACCACTCTTACAAATGCAATTGCACTAAAGGCTCCACTTGCATCACCAACATTTACTGGAACAGTAACAGTTGCAGCAGCAGGCGTAGCATTTACAGATGGAACACAAACAAAAGAAGGTGTTCCTTCAAGAACCCCAATTATTTCAAAGAGTAATAGCTACACATTATCAGCACAATCCGAAAGAGATTCATTAATTGAGGTAGATTCTACAAGTCCAGTAACAATAACAATCCCAACTAACTCAGCAGTTGCTTATCCAATTGGAACAACTCTAGATATACTTGGTATAAATACTGGTTTAATTACAATTGCAGGAGATTCAGGTGTAACAGTAAATTCTACCCCTGGATTAAAATTACGTACACAATGGTCATCATGTACACTATTCAAGAGAGCAGAAAACTCATGGGTAGTATATGGAGATCTAAAGGCTTAAGGAGAATATAAATGAGTAAAAAAGTAGGTAGACATTCACAGTCATCAAATGACTTTTTAGAGCCAAAAAAACCAACAATTACTTCGGTATCAAATGTTGGAAGTTCAAGAGCATTTAATAATGGTAGAGTTGATGTAAACTTTACCCTGCCAGAAGATTCTCCAAATGCTACATCATTTACCGCAACAGCAGTTGAAGATGCATCTAAAACAGCAACTGGATCAAGTTCCCCAGTTAGCGTAGAAGGATTAACATCAGGAACATCTTATACATTTAAAGTAGTAGCAACAAATAGCGTGGGTAGCTCAGAAATTTCAGAAGCAAGCTCATCAGTTACAGCAACTACAATACCACAAACACCATCTGCACCATCACTATCAAATAACGGAGCAGAAACAAATAATGCAAGTTGGTCAGCCCCTAGCAATGGTGGCGAGGGAATTACTACATACGGATTGCTTGACGATGAAGGCAGATATTCAGAATATAATAGTTCTACTTTTTCTGGTAACATAAGCGATGGCGGAAACTCATACCAACAAGTAAAAGTAAGAGCATATAACTCAAATGGTTGGTCAAATTATTCATCATATAGTAATCAAGTTCAAACAACACCATTTAGCTTTAGTCCATTTGGATTTACGCCATTTGGTTTTACACCATTTGGATTTACTCCATTTGGATTTACTCCATTTGGATTTACTCCAAAGTCAGTGGGAGCAGAAACAGTTATTAAATCAAAGAATCCAGAAGGATTAGTTCTAGCGCATAACCTAAGCGTTGGAGATGTTTTATATTCTGCTAACATTGAAGGAATAGATGTATCGAATACAGCGATTGTAGATTATTTACAAAATTGGTCTTCATCAACCGCACAGATATTGCCAGCCGAAACAACAGTTGTTGCAATGGCAGCAAGAATTTCTGATGAGGGAGCTATTGTAATTAATGCAAATAAATATTCTGCAGAACACTTTATTCTAGTTAAAAGAGAAGGACAAATCCAATTTAAACCTGCTAAAGAAGTTATTGAAACAGATTTAATTTTCTCACCACTTGAAAATAATTGGAAAGAGATAACTGATTATAAAATAACAGATCAAAAAGAATTGTTAATTTCAATAGATGTAGAACCTTATGATCTTTATTTTACAGATAATGCTTTAGTACACGACTCCTATCGAGCAGCCAGCAATCCAAATGCTCTTTTATCAAGCGACGAAGCATTCTCAGATAAGTTAGACATTATGTATCAACAATGGAGAGACTCTCAAGACCAAGAACAACAGTAGTTAGGTATTAATTTGTTTAAAAAATTAAAGAAATTGCGTTTTATGGGAATTTCTGGAGTAACCTATTTTAAAGGGAAACCTGTTCCAAAATTTAGAAAATATCCAGAATATTTAAAAGGAACTTGGACACAAGCTACAGTTTTTTCAGATAGAGGAAACTCACAGACAATACAGTGTATTTATAAAAATAATGATAATGAGTCTGGTACGCTTATTATATCTAATTTTATTAATAACGATTACCCACAATGCTGGGCTACATTAATTATAGATGGGTATGATAAAGATCATTACAATGCAATAACAGATAGATTTTATACTAACCCGTTATATAGAAGAAAAAACTATCTTACATCATTATCTTTAATAGGATATCCAATGTGGTGTTCATTTTTTAATATTTTGCCAAGACTTGGGCCAGGATACACAGAAGGAACACAAGCTGTAGCTTTCAGCGGGTCTTCTTTAATAGCATCAGCAACCAAAAAAAGATTTAATTTAAATAAAAAGAATATTGAAGAAATAGTTAAAGTGGGAATGACACCAGGGGAGCTTCCACAAATAAACATGCCAGCAGAATTGGTTATATATAAAGACCCAGTATTTCCAGCGCTATTTCATTCAATGAGTGTTTGGGAGCCAAATGATAAAAAATATTAAACAGATAAATAATAAATCATTAAATTCCGAATACAATAAAATGATTTCAGAGATGTATGAGTATTCCTATAATTTTAACTCAGGATTAAAAATTGGCTTTAAGCCAAAAAAAATATCTTTAATTGATTACAAAACATTTAATTTTTTTTCAATGTATAATAAAAACATATACACATTGTATAAAGAGATAAGTAATTTGACAAAAGAGTATTGCATTGAAAAAGGAGTTAATTTTGAAAGAAATTATTTTTATATACTTGGGAATATTATTAAAAATGAATATATACCGTTAGATACATATTTAAATTTTGCCCCTAATTATAAAACTACATTTATTGGATTTTATGTTATAAATTCTGATATGGATGAAATTTTTATAGAAGATGAAAAAATTGAATTAATACCTGGACAATTAATATTTTTAGACTCATCATCAAAGATATTATTTAAAAAAATAAGTAGCAGATTTACAATGCTATCATTTAACATTTCTCCACTAGAATATCTATACAGGCAGTACTATCAGAAATGGATACCTCTAATATGATTAAAATAGAGTTTGTTCCAAAGTTTAGATTATATAAAAAGGCATTTCCAGAGCCAGTAAGTGTTGCATCTAGCATACCAGAATGGTGGAAGCATCAAGAAAGTTATTTAAATAACGATCAAAATATTCATAATGGAACAATGATGCTAACAATTAAAAAATGCCAATCTATTTTTGACTCAATGACATTTGGTTATTATTTAAAATGCCCAGTGGATATGTTTATAGATGCAACTGGAGACAAGATAAAAGTAGAAGTAACATCTGAAATAATGGGGCTGCAACAGCAACATATTCTTTCGCATCATTTAAAAGAACAAATGGCCAAGTATCCAATCCCAGATTATTTTCACGAAGAAATTATTAGAATACATCCAATGTGGTTAATTAAAACAGAAGAGGGACATAGCGCTTTATTTATTTCTCCAATGCATGCAGAGGACTCCCCAATCAAAGCAATCCCTGGAGTCATAGACACAGACGCCTATATGTCAGACGGATATCTATCTTTTTTTGTTAAAAAGGGATTTAAAGGAATAGTTAAACAAGGAACTCCAATTATTCAGGTAATCCCATTTAAAAGAGAAGACTGGGAGAGCTCAATAAGCGACGATAGACAATCAGATACTAAAATAAAAGAAAAAACTTTACAAGTCAGATCAGTATTCCAAAATGGGTATAGGCTAAAATTTTGGAAAAAGAAAATATATAAATGACCAGTAAGCCTGTTAATAGGGTGCCCTATGAAGTAGAATCCTGGTCCCTAATGTCAAGAATGACCTTTGAACAAATATGTCATACCTCTAATTTGTTTCCAAAGTGGAAAGAATGGAAATATGTTAAATCTGATCCTGCCTATAAACAATCAATTCTAAAACCAGTAAACATGTATGTTCATCACTTTTCTAACCCGCCAGAGATAATAAAAAATTCTAAAAATAGTTTAACAATTAGATATTATAGTTACGGGGATATATTAATTCAAATAGCTGATCCATTGTTGGGGTATAAGGGATTATTTAAATCAAATCCAATTTATAGTTTTTTTTATGCAACCGATAAATGCTGGTTACGTCAATTTTATCCATCAGAAAATCAATACAATATTGTAGATCAGAGTGCAATTTCTAAAAGAATTTTTAAAATTTATATTCCTTGGTTTTTAGATATGGACCTAGACTATTCAATTAAGTGTAATATAGAAAATCCTTCATTAAAAATAATAGAAAAAACAGATTCCTTTACAAAAACAAACGAGAATGTTATAATAAAAGAAGCAAATTTTGTTGATTTTTATTTTACAAATTCTAAAAATCATATGGAAGACAATATTTGCGGGGTAATAAAAAGAGGTACGTATTTATTTGATATAGAAATAAATTCAGATAAAAAAACCATTAAAAAAATCATGAGGGAATATGAAAAAAGAATTAGTAATTAAATTCACACCAGGATTTTCAATTAATCCTGATGATTTAAATAATGGGAAAATCACCGAACCAGGTGAATCTAAAAACTACCTTCCAGATTGGTATAAAAAACTTTCTAAATTTTACAAGTCTAACAATATTAGCAGCCTTCACCCAATTAATGATAGAGGAACCGACGGAAGTGCTGCTTCAACAAAACTATGTATGCCATTTTTTGACTCATTAACTTCTGGATACATGTACACCCTAGACTACGATCTTCATGTCAGACAAGACAAAAATGGATTCCCGATACTTTCATGGGAAGGCGACAATATGATAGTCGATAAAAGATTAATGATAGACGTCCCAGTTCCCACACAGCACCACCCAATGCATTATGGATGGAAAACAAACTGGTATTCAGAGACGCCAAAAGGGTATTCTTTATTAATAACACACCCATTAAACAGACATGATTTACCATTTACAACCCTTAGTGGAATAATAGACTCAGATCTATGGCATACTCCAGTATTTATATCTTTCTTCCTAAAAAGGAACTTTATTGGTATAATACCTAAAGGAACACCTTTGTTTCAAATGATTCCAATAAAAAGAGAAGAGTGGGCCCTAGAAATAGATTACTCAATTAATGGAAAAGAAATGAATCAAATTAAAGATGAAAAAAGAAGGTCTTCAATTTATGCCTATTATAAAAATATAATATGGCAACGCAAACAATATAAAGGAAAATAAATGATTAATAATATGCAAATAAATCAGCCAACAGGTAAAGAGCATAAATTTTTTGAAAGATATTTAGACAATGACCTAGGCAAACTAGCAGAGTTTTTACAGAACCAATATTCTAATATGGAAAACTTAAATCTAACTGGCATAACAAAGGTGACAGAGAGAGACCAATGGCTATCATCGGATAGCGTATCCACTATAAAATGGAGAGAATATAATGTTTTTCAATTTTATCATCCATCAATACATAAGCTATATAAAAACCTTGTAGAAATGGTTAAAGAAGCTTGTGAATATTATGAAGTTGATTTTGAAAAACAGCAATACATGATTCAGGGCTGGTTTAATATTAATTATAACGACAAAGGAAAGCTAGACTGGCACGATCATGGCGGACCCTATGCCCCGTATTTTCACGGGTACTATTGCGTAAAAGCAGAACCATCTACAACATATTATAAAGTTTTTGGCAAAGAAGTTGACAACTATAATAAAGACAACAGGCTCATACTATCAGAAATGGGACACCCACACGCAATGGGATCTTGGGATTGGGAAGGCCCCAGAGTAACAATTGCATACGATATAGTTCCATTAAAAAGTTTAATAGTAAACAATGCACAATCACAACACTGGATCCCAGTCACCTAATGGAAAACATTGGAGTATGCGTATATAGTTATCAAAATAAAAATTTATTTAAAACTATATTTGAAATTATAGATAAATCTAGTCAAAAAAATATTTTATATTTTTATATTATTGATCAAAATAGCGTAGACAGAACTAGATCCCTAGACAAACCAGATATTCACGCATCAATTGTTTATAGACACATAACATGGGATTCTATTAAAAGCCCAATTGCACATAAGCAGGATGCCTTTAAGTTACTAAATAAAAAATATTATATGCAAATTGGAGACGATGTTTCATTAATTAAAAATTGGGACACATATGCAATTGAATTTTTAAACAGTAATAAAAACTCAATTATATCTGGCAACTCTACGGTTTCATTAAAAAATAAAAATTTATTTATGATAGAGGCAAAGAGAATGCTATCAAATAAATTTAATAGAATAAGTTATGTAGACAGAAATTTTATATTTGCGTTATCTGAAGATTTTGCAAAAATAAATTATCCAACCTATTTAAAATATTGTGGAGAAGAAGAAAGTATTTCAATAGATTTAATTAATAGCGGAGTAGATATTTACAATTTCCCAGAGGAGTATATATCAATTAATAAAAATTCAGTAGAAGATAAATATGTTCCATTTTCTTTAACTCACAATTATAATCAATTTATTGAAAAATATTCAAAAGAAATTGAAAAAAACTTTAATGTAAATTTAACAAATCTGCCATTTGAAGATAGTGATGTTTCTTATGATACGGCTCAATCTCAAATAGATAGAATGGGCGGATTAAGATATCTTAATAGAATTAAGGAGATTAGGTAATGTTAATAAAAATAGTAGAAGATTTTATATCAGAACAAGATGCAAATATTTTAATTGATGAAATAAAAAATCCTTCAAAAGTAAATCCGTATCCAGAGTACTATAAGTATAGAAATGGCGGGACAGCTTTTCCGTATAACAACAGAGTAATGGATATTCTTAAAAAGTATTCAGTAAGAGCAAACTATATCCAGCAAGAATTTTTTAATTTAAAAGATAAAGTAATTGTTACCAAGGCTTTTGGATCTGGCTGGTCAGTAGGAACTAGCGGAGCCCCACACATAGATGCAATAGAAAAAGAGCCATTTATAGAATACAGTACCGTAATATATTTAAACGATGAGTATGAAGGCGGAGAAATATATTTTCCTAAACAGGGGTTTAAAACAAAAGCTAAAAAATATTCTGCTATATTTTTTCCAGGAAACGACCTTGCTTACTTGCATGGAGTTAAAGAAATTACTTCTGGAAACAGGTATACAGCGTTATATATGCAATCAACAAAAAAGGAATTTGAGGATCCAGACTTTAAGGTGGATCAATAATGCAATATGAAGAGTTAGCTTTAGGCGTAGTTTATTACAAAAATATTATAGATAGCCCCAAGGAATTAATCAATAAGATAGAGTCTTTAGAAGAAAAAAGAAGCATCCAAAAAGACTACAGATCAGAATCAGTAAGGCCTTGGCAAGCATGGGACTACGACCATGGGAATAAAGAAAAGACAATATTTTGTTGGCAAAAATTTTTACCAAAGCCAGAGGATATAGATGTTAATGATTATTTTTATAAAGAACAGCACGACATATCTTCACAGCTTTTTAATGGACTAGAAAATGGGCTCAAGCATTATTTTTCAATATATCCATACGCTGAAAAAAATATTAAATCTAGAGAAAAAACAATGCACCTGCTAAAATATAAAAAAAGCGGATTCCTGCCAGCACACTCAGATCATGGAATAAGCAGCAGAGTTTTATCAGCACTTCTTTATTTAAATGATGATTACGAAGGTGGCAATATAAGATTTCCGCATTGCGGAATAGACATCAAGCCAGAAGCTGGAAGTCTACTGTTTTTCCCATCAAATTTTGTTTACGTTCACGAAGTTGATGCGGTAACAAATGGAACAAGATATTCATTGCCAAACTGGTATCACAATAGAAAAAACGCATACTACTCAGACGGGACAGAATAATGATTATAGTAACTGGATCAAGCAAGGGAATTGGAAATGCTATTGCTAATAGACTTTCTAAAAATGGACATGAAGTTTTGGGTATATCTAGAACATTGCCAAAAGATGAGTCCAGATTTAAAACATACCAGGGTGACGTTACCCAAAAAGATAGTTTAATAAAGTTGCAAAATGAGCTAAAAGAAAAAAATATAACCGTAACTGGATTAATTAATGCAGCTGGGATTTTGGAAAATGTGCTTGTGGACTGGATGGCAAAGACACAGCCAGAAATTGAAGAGGTGTTTAATACAAATGTAATAGGAGTAATAAATTCATGTCAGGCCTTCATTCCATTAATGAATAAAAAAGAACATACTCCAATTATTAATATGACAAGCATATCAGCACACGTACCAACAGATCTTATGATATATGGACCCAGCAAATATGCTATTTACGGATTTACAAAAAATTTAGCAAGAACTCTAAAAAATACATCAATCAGACCAAATTGCATATCTCCAGGACCTATATTCCCAACTGGAATGACAGAAGCCGTACCAGATATACTTCTTAAACACTATTCTACTTCACAAATTATCAATGGCAAAATCTTCTCCCCTCAAGACGTTTGTGACATAGTAGAGCTTTTACTAGACCCTAAATCAAATACTTTAATAGGTCAAGCATTCCATATTGGTGGGATATAAACCATATTGGTGGTATAATTTTTAAATGTCATACTCTTATAAAATATTAAAAGACCATCCAATTGGATTCTGGGAGCTAGATGATTCTACGACCACAGCAATAGATATTTCTGGATGCGGTAATAATGGAGTTTATACAGGAAGCCTTCCAAGCCAAACTAAGATAATGCCAATGGTTTCTGGAGGCCAGTACTCAGCAAAAATTACTTCCTTATCAAGAATAGAGTTTGCAGTTATTAATAATTATTACGCACAAGCAGCGGGGGGAGGATTTGGAACGCTAGACACAGCTAATAATGAATTTACGCTAGAGTGTTGGATTTTACCAAAAATATCTTCTACAAACCTTACTCCAATTTTTATAGATTTGTCTAATGATCTTGGAATTGCTTGGCAAAACAACAATATTATATTTGTTATTGGCACCGAAACTTTAGAGTACACAGTTCCAGAAACTAATAAGTCTATTTATGTTGTATGCAAATATTCAGTAAATTCAGCATCAATATATTTAGACGGGAACTTGGCTATTAGCAAAACAATAACTGGCGTTCCTTTTGAAAATACACAGGTCTTACTAAAGTCTGGTCCTACACAAAATAGCGCAGACGAGTTTTTAATAGATAATCCAGCAGTGTATAGGTATTCTTTATCAGAAAAACAAATTAAAGATCATTACCTAAGTAATCAAAATACTTTACCAATACAGATTGCGTACCCAGACAATGGAGAAATTTTTAATATTTATGACAATGGAATGAGAACATCATTTACTTATAATTATCCAAAAGATAAATCTTGGCAATATTTTTTAACAGAGGATCTTACGCTAGGGAGGTCAGAAGAATATATTCAATTATCTAAGACAGATTTATTAGAAACAAAAGAAGTTATTTTAAAAGATATTATATCCATGCCTTCTGGTATATCAATGGATTCTTCAAAAATTCAATGGGACGGCAACTCTGGAATTTCTGTCTATACAAGTCTAGACGGAGTGTCTTATGAACAATGCGAAAACGGGTATTCAATACCTCAATACAAGTATTCAGATTTTAATCAACAAAGATTTTTTCATTTAAAAATAGTAGTTTCTTCAACAGACTCTTCTAGATATATTCCAAAACTTTATTCATTATCAGTAAATTTTTATTCTGAGCAAATAGCTTATTCTAAAAATGGAGCGTCTTATATTTATAAAATAGATAACCTAGATTATAGCCTTGGCAAAGAGGCTTATCCAATATTATCAATGGATAAATTAAATGGAGTATTAGTCCCAAATAATTCAGGGTTTAAGGTAGATCTTCCATATGATACAAATAGCATTGAGTTTTTCTATACCCCATTTTTCCTGCTTCCAGTAACCGATGCAGAAATTGTAAACACTGCTTTATCTCAAAACAATGTTATTAATGCTGAAATTAATTCAAATACAGAAACTATAGACGTAAACCCAGCAGAAGTGGTAGACCTACTTCCTAAATTTAGCGGATTAATTTTACAAGATTCAACAGAAACTGGGTATTATTGGGATAGTCTAGGAAATGTCAATAAAGATAATATTGACTCTATATACGTAAATGGTGAAGATAAAACGGCACAATCAAATATATCCAATGTATTAAATTCAGGATATTTAAATCATATTGTAATTGTTTTTCAAGCACCCATCTCTGGAGATCTGGTTTTTAATTATAAAAGCACTGGGTCTAACAAAAGCTCATATCAGCATATAACCCTATATAGGGATGCTTTAGATCAAAATAAGGCAATAACTCATTACAATTTATATACTGGAAGATCGGTATATACCTCTACCGCATCTGCCATGTCGGTGACAGAAGGATCTGCTGAAATATATAATAATGACTGGATTGTTCTTCAAAATTCATAAAACTGTCCACCATAGCGACAAAATGTGGACATTAATTAGAAAGAATGGTAAAATTAACACCTAATGGACATTAAAAGAATTAATCAAAAAGTAATAGAGGAAACCACACTAGGAATTTATGTGTGGGAGATGCCAGACGGAAGATGGATTGGCGATGACGATGGAAACTTTTTATCAATAACAGCTAAAAAAGGTAACCGATCAAAGATGGATTTGTTGGCTAGAGAAGTAAGATCATATGGAATACACGAAGGCCAGCCTAAATTTTTATCAGGTAGACGTAAAGTTGATGACGAAGAGTTTCAGCATCAAAAACAAAGACTAGAATGGGGACTAACACCAGATCCTCTTGACATAGGTGTTTACAAAGATTCATTAAAAAGCGGAGGCAAACAATAAATGGAGTTTATGAACGAAGACCCCAGCGTCTCAGAAACTATTGACATATCAAACTCTGCAGACTGGATAAAGTTTAATAATAAAGAAGTTGTATTAAGCAATGACCCATTTATCATTGAAGGCGAAGAGTTAAAGAAAGTTAATGGATTAAGCCCAACATTTCGTAGAAAAATATCTAGAGAGTTTCAAAAGCGTTTTATAGGACAAGAAGGAACTGGAACTCAGCAGAACCTATTGCAGCAAGCAGTTACTGGATATGCAATGTTCGACCTTGTTCAGCCAGTCTATAACCTAGAATATCTTTCAAAAATTTATGAGATATCACCTTACAATTATTCAGCAATTAATGCAAAAGTTGCTAACATTGTTGGACTCGGATATTCTTTTGTAGAAACAAAAAAAGCAAATGATGCTTTAGACAATATTGATGATAAAAAACAATTAGACCGTGCTCGACGTAAATTAAATAAGCTTCGTCAAGATTTAGATTCTTGGCTAGAGGAAACAAATGAAGAAGAAACATTTACAGAAACATTAGTAAAAGCTTATACAGATTTAGAGGCTACTGGCAATGGATACATTGAAATTGGAAGAACCGTGTCTGGCAATATTGGGTACATAGGACACATACCATCCAAGACAATGCGAGTACGTAGACTTCGTGACGGATTTATACAACTTCTTTATGGCAAGGCAGTATATTTTAGAAACTTTGCAGACCAAGAAACTCCTAATCCAATTTCTGGAGCAGAAGATCGTCCAAATGAAGTTATTCATTTAAAGAAATATACGCCAATGAACAATTACTACGGAATCCCAGATATAATTGCTGCACAAACTGCAATGGCAGGAAATGAATTTTCTGGAAAATATAACTTAGATTATTTTGAAAATAAAGCGGTTCCAAGATATATAATTACAGTAAAGGGCGCAAAGCTTTCACCAGAATCCGAACGTAAATTACTAGAATTTTTCCAAGTTGGTTTAAAAGGAAAGAACCATAGATCACTCTATGTCCCACTTCCAGCGGATACATCTGACTCTAAGGTTGAATTTAAAATGGAGCCTATTGAGGCAAACCCACAGGAGTCTTCATTTAATGTATACAGAAAAGCAAATAGAGATGAAATCCTTTTAGCACACAGAGTCCCAGTAAATAAAATTGGAGTTCCAGAAGGAGTCAGCCTAGCTTCAGCAAGAGATGCAGATAAAATGTTTAAAGAACAAGTTTGTAGGCCAGCTCAAGATATTTTAGAAAAGAAAATAAATAGAATTATTTCTGAAAAAACAGATGCATTAATGCTTAAATTTAATGAATTGACTTTAACGGACGAAGATACACAATCTAAAATTGATGAAAGATATTTAAGAATGCAGGTGATTACCCCCAATGAAGTTAGAATTAGAAAGGGTATGATACCTATGGACGGTGGAGATGAGGTTGTTGATTTGCAGGCACAAGCAGCCGAAATCAAGGCTCAGGCATTAAATACCAGAAATAGAACTCAGGAAAGATCAGCCAATTCACCAGATAGTTCTGGGGAAGCCAGAAATCCAAAAGGTGAGGGTAGAGTCACCGCCTAATTATTAGGCAACCACTATTTGCCTTTTTAAATATACAAAGATAAAATTGAGCATATGAATATTGAAAAATCTTATTGGTCCAGCAATGGCGATAATATCAGCCTATCAGTTCCATTCACAAAAGTAAACCGTGAAAAGAGAACTGTATCTGGCTTTGCTACACTAGACAATGTAGATCAAACAAACGATGTCGTAACCTCAGAAGCAAGTCTAAAAGCATTTGAAGGCTTCCGTGGCAACATCAGAGAAATGCATGGATCAAACGCAGTTGGCAAAATGGTTTCATTTAAGCCAGAAACATACTTTGATGCAAAAAGCGGAGAATTCTATAACGGAGTTTATGTAGATGCATATATCTCTAAAGGCGCACAAGACACATGGGAAAAGGTTTTAGACGGTACTCTTTCAGGTTTTTCAATTGGTGGAAAAATTATTGAGTCCGACAACGAAGTAAATAAGTCTACAGGACAATCAGTTCGTTTTATTAAAAACTATTCTTTACTAGAGTTATCAGTCGTAGATTCTCCAGCAAACGAATTATGCAATATCATCTCAATTTCCAAAATGAATGGTCAATTAATTTTTAAAGGAATTGCAACAGAAGTTTCAACAGAAAATATTTTTTATTGTGAAGAAAGCGATTCTGTTTTTATGTCAAAAGAAAAAGAATTCAATTCTCCAGTAACTGGTAAGCCAGCAAGTTTAATTGGCTGGGTAGAAACCAATGATGTAAACAAAGCTAAAGAAATAGAAAAAATTCTTGATGCATATAAGCATTCAAGATTTACGTTGCCTGAAAGACAAACAATTGCAAAACAGGCAAACGCAGAAGGAGGTAATGAAGTGTCAGAAAACACAGAAACAGTAGCAGTTGAAGAAACTGCTCCAGTAGAAGTTTCAGCACCTGCACAAGATGCAGTAGTTGAAAAAGCTGTTACAGAAGACGTAGTAGCAGATACTTCTGCCGAAACCGTTGAAAAAGCAGCAGACGTCTCAGAGGTCGTTGTTGATGAACCTGATTTTGCAAAAATGTTAGGTGATTTAAAAGGCTTTTTCTCAGATACTCTAAGCAAAGCTTCAGAAGCTAATGCTGCACAGGTAACAACTATTAAAGAAACAGTTGAAGCTTTCAGCAAGAGCGTTGAGACTCAAATCTCAGAGTTGGCAGATAAACACACAGAACTCAGCAAAACAGTTGAGAACATCAAGAGCACGATTGATAATGTAGAAAAGCGTGTCGACGCAGTAGAATCAGAGACTGCAATTAAGAAGTCCTCAGACCTTGGCGGGTCTCAGGAAGTAGTAATACAAAAATCAAAATGGAACGGTTCTTTCCTCGGTTCCGTAAACGAACTATTTAAATAAAGGGTAGGTGAAATAAATATGAGCAATGAATTATTAGAAAAAGCAATAGCTGCTGATACAACAGCAACTGGAACATTTGCTTCAACAACTGGAGGAACTGGAATTCACACAGGGTCAGAAAATGGCAATGGTGGATTACTTAATCCAGAACAATCAGCTCGATTTCTAGACTACATGTTCGATGCAACCGTAATTGGTAAAGTCGCACGTACCGTTAGAATGAAATCTGATACAACTGAAATTGATCGCATGGGCGTAGGCGAAAAGCTT